TATTTTACAATTTTAAAGTTAGTTTGATACTCACTTGGGTATCTAGCTCTTTGATGTATCTTTCCTTGCATCTGTTGATCATTATACAGATCCTCACCAACGATCCACTTCATCCAATAATCAAAGAATCTAATCTGAAGATAGTTGCTATCTAAAGTAACTAAGAATGTCAGATCTATAGTTTCATCATATAGTCTAGCATATGCATGTCTTTCAACGCTACCCAGATAATCTCTACTTGTCTCAACCGTAGCGAGACTAGAACCTGGCAATGCTGCCTCTATGCAGGTGAGTTCAAATAACTCTCTATCCTGCTGCATACCGAAGGAAGGTTGGTTCATCAAAACAGAATACACTGATGTCTGAGCAGGATTCAAGATCCTACTCTTCAGTTTACTCATTGAAACACCTGGAGTTATTCCTAAGGACATCTAAATAAAGATATTAAGTCTATATTATATGTAGCCAACTTTTATGAAGGAAAGTATTAAAAGTAGATACCGTCCATCGTATCCTAAAAAATACAAAGGTAATCCCAATAATATAATTTGTCGAAGTAGTTGGGAGCGTAAGTTCTGCTCTTGGTGTGACTTGAATGAAAATATAATTGAGTGGGCAAGTGAAGAATTTTGTATACCTTACATATCACCAATTGACGGGAGAGTTCACCGATACTTTCCAGACTTCTTAATAAAAGTGCAAGAGAAGAATGGGTCTACAAAGACATATGTTATAGAGGTAAAACCCAAAAAACAAACCGTGCCACCAAAAAGAAAGTCCAGAGTGACAAAATCATTCATATACGAAGCAAAGACATATGAAGTGAATAAAGCAAAATGGAAGGCAGCAGAAGAATGGTGTAAAGACAGAAGACTAGAATTTAAAATCGTTACTGAAGACGAATTAGGTATCAAGTAATGTCAAATCAAACTGTATTTGAAGAATTAAGAGAACTTGTTGATCTAGAAGCAGGTAAATCACCATTCTTCTATAGAAGGGCATTTAGAAGTCTGACTCGCAGTTATATGCGTCGTCCTAATAAATTCATTATTGATGAACGTGCAGATGCTAAAGATCCCGTAGAAGAAAGAGATCAAAATCTTCTACGAAGAGTGCCAAAGCAAGGTCATCTTTTTATGTTTGAATATACTTCAGAAAAAGAGACCGTAAAAGTATTTGATCCATTTCCATTAGCATATGTAATCAAGTTTGATGGTCGAACATTCGATGCCTGCAATTTACATTTAATACACCCAATAAAAAGAAGATATGTTGTAGAAAATTTAAAGCGTGACAAACTCACATTACCATACAATTCCATATCTAAATATAATATAAGTCAAATTAGAGGATTATTGCTAGATATAGCAATTAATGAGTGGGATACTGCATCCATGCTACCAGTTGAAGACTTCGTATCAATCAAAGAAGGTAAACCTAGCAGTTTAAATGCTAAAGATATCTGGAAAACAAATAATAGATCATTTAGAAAAATGTTGCGTGGAGCAAGGATCTATAAAGGATACGGCAAACATGATTCCAACTTTAAAGGTTAAATAAAATGGCAGAACCTTCTCGTGTTAATGAAAAAGAAGACTTCTTTATCTTCAGCGCCCTGGGTGATGTAAGTAATAGATCTAATGAAGTTTACGTATCTCCACCAAATGAGATTGTAGTGGAGGTTAGTGGTGAGGGAGCGGACACCGCCACTACAGAGAGAGTAAAATACGTAACAGTTCACGATCCTGCAACTAATGAAACTCTAATATATGAGAAAGAATATATTCTCGGTTCACCTAAAAAATTAGATCCTAGCAAATTAATTGCAACAAGAAATGCAGATGGAACTTATGAACCATCATCATATGCTTCAGGTAGTGGTTTTAACTCAAATATCACAGATGCCATAATAAACAACGAAACTACTCTTGCCAGTTTAGAGGCACAAAGAAAATATACAATTCAAAGTGCATTAGCAGTCAAAAATGGCAAAGTTCCAACTGCTGCAGAACTTGCAGAAGCGTTAGGAACAAGCGTAGAAGAACAAGCAGAAGATACAGCTGTTGTACCAGACGATGAGGAACCTTCGCGTGAGACTGGTGGATCTGATACTGAAGAAGACGGAAATGATGGTAGCACCCCCGCATTGAGTTCTATTGAAAACACCACAAATGGTTCAATCTTAGGTCAATCATCTAGTCAACAAGCTCTAGGATCTGATGTAGTGTATCCTAGTGCAAAAGCAGAATCGATGACTAGCGATTATGTAAGATTTTCCGCTTTAGAATATAAACCAAGATCTCTAAATTCTAGTACTTTTAGTTTCGGAGACCAACCAAGGAACCAAAAAATAGGAGCATCAGTATATCTACCAATTCAAGGAAGTATAGCAGATTCAAATGGTGTTGGTTGGAATGAAGACACTATAACTCCCATGCAAATTGCTGGTGCTGAATTTGCTGATGCCGCAATGAAGGACGGAGTGTCTGGTGCAGTCAACGCACTTAAAGGTGCTCTAGGCAAAGTAACTAATTTTAGTGAAGATGCTAAAGATTATGTGGTAAAAGCAGCAACACAAGCTGCAATTGGTGCAAATATATTCCCCAGAACAGAGCGTGCCATTTTTAACCCCAACGTAGAGTTATTATTCAATGGTCCTCAACTCAGAGCATTTACATTTCAATTTAAGTTAACTCCAAGGAGTGCAGACGAAGATAGGAACGTAAAGCAGATTATTAAATTTTTTAAAATAAATATGTCAGCAAAGACAACTGAATCTCAGTTGTTTTTAAAAGCACCTAATGTATTCAGAATAGAATACCTCTATAAAGATGGCAAACACCCTGGTATAAATCTTATTAAAGATTGCGCTTTACAAAATTTCTCCGTGGACTATACACCTGATGGAACTTATATGACATTACCTAATGGTGGTATGTTCTCATACTCCCTCACAATGTCCTTCATGGAACTCCTACCAATTTACTCCACAGATTATGATGAATCAGAAGTTGCAGATCACCCAATCGGATACTAAACAATGGCAAATTATTTCAGTCATATACCCTTTTTAGCATACGTCTCTAGAGATGAAGAGAGAAATAGTCTTAATGACTATACTGTCGTCAAAAATCTCTTTAAGCGTGGCAAAATCCGTGAAGACATTTTTCAAAATGTAAGTTACTTCACCAGGTATCAAATTGTAGGTGATGAAAGACCAGATCAAGTTGCCAATAAAGTTTATGGTGACTCATCATTGGATTGGGTGGTTTTACTAGCGAACAATATTCAAAACATTTATGATGAATGGCCAAAGACTCAGATCGCCTTTGATAAACATATGCTTCAAAAATATGGATCATATGAAAAATTATATTCAACTCATCATTATGAGACCCTAAAAAAGAAGACAGAAGATGGGCATGTTATTGTAGAAAGTGGTATTGAAGTTAATGAAGGATTCTTCAAAGCTCCAGAATATGAAATAGAGAGTGATAAAAGTATTATCCTTCCCACTGAGATCGAAGGTATATTTGCAGAAGGAACAGCAACAGTAGATCAACAGTCAGGACAACTTACAAAACTTCTGCTATCTAATGCTGGAGCTGGATATACCGAATCTGCAACGGTTGATATTGATCCTCCACCAACCCCAAGAGTTGGTGTAGTTACAGTATCACTAAATCCTCCACCAGATGATAGAGAAGTTGGTCCATTTACAATCGTTGATGCTGGTCAGGGATATACATACCAACCCTTAGTAACATTCAGTGATCCACCACCAACAATTCCACCACAATTAGAAGCAGTCATTGGTGCTGGTGGATCCATTGCAAGTGTTGGTATTACATCCGCTGGTGATGGTTATACATTTACACCTATAATTACCTTCCCACCACCACCAAATATCATTGAAAGTGCAATATTTGAATCTGCTTCACCATTCACAATGGAGAGTGGATTTGAAGGTATGTTTTTGGATGCTCTTGGTAAACAGTTATTTACTGCTCATGGAGCAAACTCATATACTGTTGGTAAGATTCAAAAGTATGAGATGACCACATCTCATGACATGTCAACAGGCAGTCTTGCACAAGAATTAACATTAAATATAAACAGTCTTACATTTGAATATGCCACCTGTGTTGAATTTAAACCAGATGGTACAAGAATGTACGTCAGTGGTTTAACAAACTCTGGTAATAAAGTAGCACAATATGATTTATCAACTGCATGGGATCTTAGCACTGCGGTTTTAGATGTTGCTGTGAGTATGCCAGCAGTATCTTCTGTGAGATTACAGGATACTGGAGAGCATATGTTTATCTTGGATGTTAATGATCCAGATACCTTGAAAAAGTATAATATGGTCACTCCATGGGACATTGGATCAATGTTCCCCTTGCCAGTACAAACTCAAAATCTTACAGTAATTACACAACCCTCAGAATCATCTATCCGTGGTTTATCCTTTAAGGATGATGGTTCAAAAATGTATGTTTCTGGAACAGACAATAACTCATTGTTTGTAATTACTTTAGGAAACAAATGGGATTTAGATACTCTAACACTCTTAGGAGTATTGAATGTACAAAGTGCTAGTGGTGACTCAACACCTTTAGATACATATACCAATTTTACAGAAACCTTATTCTTTGTTGGTGGCAGCATCAATAGAAAGGTATACACCTATAATACTGACGTTACTGCAGCTGCAACAGCAACTGTTGGTATTGGCACCAGGGCAGAGACTATTGTTAATGTGACCGTCACAAAACCAGGTTCTGGATACACAACCGCACCATTACCAACAATTCAGATACAACCACCCATTCCACACAGAACAGCGAAGGGGTATGTGACTATTGATAAAGGTTCTGTTGCAAATCTTGTAATGCAAGATCGTGGATATAACTACAGAACACCACCAACAGTGACAATACAAAATCCTCTCCCCCCGATTACAGCAGAAGGATTTGCAAAAGTAGAGAATGGAAAGATTGCAGAACTCAGTCTCATAAACCCTGGAAGAGGATATCAAGCAGTTCCCAATCTAAAATTCAGCAAACCAGGTCCGTTATATACACCAGCAGTGGATGAAGTTTATGAAAGTGGAGGACAAGAATGGAAGTTTGATGGGTATAACTGGAGAAGAAGACTCAGTTATGGAACAGTTTACTATGACAATACATCTAACGCATTGGTAGAAATTCCAGGTAAACTTGCATCCCAATCAATATCAAACTACACATATGAAGAACGTCTAGAGAACAAAAAGAGAAGTATCTTTATCCTCAAACCTGAACTACTGTCTCTAGTTTTCAATGACCTAGATAAAATCATGCCATATAAAAAAGGTTCTGGACAATATGTGTCCGAGAACCTTAAGAGAGGGGATAACCCCAGATTATATGATTAATCTATATCAACTTTCAGCGAGTTTCTGAAAGTAACTCATGGGATCATTGTCATCATCGCTAGATGAAGACTTTGCCATGATATCAGGATCATTAAATCCACCAGATGGAGGAAGATCACTGAGTTGCTGCTTCAGTTCTGGAGGCAGCTCAGACTCCTGTTGGCGATTGCCAAAACTAGGAGTAAAATTACCGCGCATGTTATCCTCGTTCTCAACCTCTTCATCCTGGGGACGAGCCTTGCCCTTACGACCAAGAACGTAGTCCAAACGAGTCTGAAGTTGTTCATATGACTTGAACTGATCCTCAGCAGTCATTGCCGCAAGAGAATACTCCTTCTTCCAAAGTGCTTCAAGAGCATCATCATCTTCTAGCAGGGCAGAAGGATTATCAAATTCAGACTTATCATAATTCCAATATCCATCAACCTTACGAATCTTCAGTTTGAAGTTCGCACCAGCCCAGAAGTCAAAAGGATTGATAGGGGTCTCATCCTCAAACTCAGGTTGCATGGCTGCCATGATCTTATCAAAGATCTTTTTACCAAACTTAAACAGGAAAACCTGTCCTTCGTTATGGGGATTAGAGGGATCCTTTACAACGTAAATATTGCTGTAGTAGGACAGTTTGCGCTTTTGTTTGCGTACAATCTCTTTATCCTTGTCGTTGCCACTGTTCCAAAGAGTACGATTATACTCAGACACAGGGTCCTTTTGACCAAGAGTGGTCAAAGAATTCTCAATGTACCAACCGCCAGGACCTTGGAATCCGTGAGAGTACATCTTCACCCAAGGAAGATCTTCACCGTCAGGGGCAGGAAGGAATCGAATAACAGCATAACCATTACCCGTTTTATCCATTTCTGGTTTCCAGAGACGATCATCACCGCCACTAGAATTACTATTCATCTTCTCAACTTCTTTGACCAACTTAGAAGTCAAAGATCCAAGAGAGGACTGTTTTTTGAGATTTGCAAAAGACATTCGTATTACCTCGTATTTGTTGTATTCGGCTTGTGTGTACCCTTAGGGCACTTGCGGCGAGTACGGACCTATAATAGTGCAAGTGCCCGTGGTTGTCAATCAATATTTCCCTTCTTCTCGACTTGATCTTTCATATGCTCAACTAACTTCTCCATATTACTAAAGATGAGGTTCATATCCATATCAGGTGGCATACCAAGCATAACAGCAGATTTGGCAATATGCTCTTTCATCTTTTTTGCCTCTGGATCATCAGATAATGACAATCTAGCGTAAAGGACTTTTTGTTTGTCAATGAGAGTTTTCAGCAATTCTACATGATCAAGCTTATCTTGCTTGTTCATCGTATAAAAGCTAAACATCTTATTATACAGTTTTTCTTGTAACTCATTAATATGGACAATCTCTGCCCTTACAACATCTGAATCAAAAAACGTCATAAAACGCAGTCCTTTAAAATCTTACGAAATTTGAATATATCGATATTTAGGAAAGAATCATACTTCTTCATGGTCTTGGAAACCGTCTCCCAGACAGGATCTTCCAATTTTTTATCAAAATCTTGTTTAAACGCTAAAATGCGATCTAAGATAATCAACGTCTCCATTGAGATATGCCCCTGAAGGTGCAATTTGAGCACTCTTGGATGTTGACCATCTTTTACAGAAAATAGAGAATCCAAATCCGTATTTACGATCATGTTCTCAACTTCTTCTCTAAAAAGATAACTGAGACTTTGAATTCTCTTCTGCCAACTAATATATGCGGATTCACCCTCTCGGATCATTTGACCAATCCAGGTGCTATCGCCAGACGCAACAAAATTGGACACAAAGAAATCAACAACTTCTTTGTCGTTTTTTTGCCTACTCATCTTTTCAAACCAATATCGGTCTTTCCTCTTGTAGAAGGATTGTAGAGAGGCACGAGTTTTGCCACAATATTTGTGATAGTCGTATTTATCTTTTGTGAAGTGATTCTTCAACCCAAGATAAGTTTTATATACGTCAAAGGGAGTCATTTTAACAAAAAGGGTTTTCACGTAATTTTCCCCGCGATAAATTTTCCGACTTTTTCTGAATTAAAAGATCAATTTCGCTCTGGAGGTTCGCTTAAGGAAGTTCAACTCCATCGCATCGTACTTGATCTTCTCTTTAAGTGGTTTTGATATGAGTTTAGGAACAGACTCTAGATCAATACTATTACACTCACAAAAATGAATGATAGCATCAATGTAATTCATCTCACTGTTATCTCGCACAAGTTCTTCGATCTCTTGTGCGAATTTAGCAGGACAAAAAAACTTTTTTTCTAATGCCTTCTCAAACTCGTCTTCTATTTTACTGGGCATATGTTTCCAGTTTGTAGTTAAGAAATTCTCTAATGTATTCCTGTAAAAGGTTAATGTATTTGGTTTTGTCATACTCTTCATAAACAACGCAATCTCCATTTTCACATGCCATAATAATGACAAGTTTTTTTACACTAATACCAGTGAGTTCATAAAGCATACACCCATAAGCCATGCATTGAACAAAGTAATGTTCAATCCACTCAACTGGTTTAGGTTTTTTAGATGTCTTAAAATCGATAATTGCCAACTCACCATTGAATTCAGCAATACAATCGACAGTGCCAGCAATTCCTAGCACCTTACTATATAGAGAACTTTCTAATGCGTGTATGTTAGTTATCTTATTAAGATCTGGTTTGGCAATCTTAAAAAGATAGTCCGACAACGGTTGAACTGTTGGCAGTTCTAGATTCTTCAAATAATGTTCGGTCAAAGTATGCATGTCAGTGCCACGACTTGTGGACTGCTTGGTAATTTTATCAGCCTTTGCATTACCAACCTTTTTTCTCCAGTCAATAAAAATTTGACGATTCTTATGACTGGTAACCGAAGTGATGGAGACTAACTTAATTAGTTCTCCATCATCAGGAACAGAATAATATCTAACTCCATCGATAGTCTCTCTTTGGAGCGATGGAAGATTCAACTCAACATGATTAAACATCAAAAACCTAATTCGTGTTTTGCAATAAGGTATTCCTTACAAAGACCAGAACGAACAATATCATCAAGACCAAACTCAATAACATCAAACGAAGGCATGACCCTAAGGATCTTCATAAAGTCTACAATTCCATTTCTTTCATTGGTCTTCTGCAAATCAGATTGAGTTGCATCACCACAGAAACAAATCTTCGTGTGCTCACCTGCCCTTGTAATTATACTATCAAGTTCATGAAAATTCAAGTTTTGAAATTCATCAACGA